TTTATTCTTTGGCTCAGTATCAAGGAATTTCTAACAGTTAGTAGGTATGGAGTAGATAAATGGCTATTGGACAAATCGTATCTGCGAATACCTTAACTGCTGGTATTCGTGCCGATTTTGCAAACGCTTATAAGTCATCTTATGAGGCAAGCAAATCGAGACTTATTTCGGTTATGGATCTTGGATTGCCAAGTGACAAATTGACCGAACTTTTCGCCTATTTTGAATCCGCCCCGTATCCTCGCTTGTGGAAGCGTGGAGATGCGATTTCGGCCGATGAATTTGGTTCCGTCCAGTTCAACGTTACGAACCGGGATTGGGGCATTCGTATAGGATGGCACGAAAATGATCGGGAAGATGATCAAACTCGTTCTCTAATGGATCGTGCTCGTGAAGCTGGGCGTAACTTTGGTACTTTGCCCGAGCGAATTTTCTTTCAAATTCTCCTGAATGCGACAGACAACAATTTGCTACCGGCGATTCCGCTGGCGCCAGACGGAGCGGCAATGTATTCCACCACCTCGGGTGCTGGAACTGCACGCTTTGGGATTACAAACGGGAACCTTCTTACTGGTTCCGCTGTAGCTTCTTCTTCTGCGGTTCGCAATGATTTCTTCTCTGCTATTGAGCAATTGAGGGGATTTCAAGATACCGAGGGACAACCTTTGTGGAGTGATAATATTTTGGATGGCGGTTTTTCCGTTGTCTATGGTGTTCACAACGATCAGGTTTTCCGAGAAGCATTCCAACAGGGTCGTACGCTTGCTGCTGCGACTACTGCACAAAGTAATGCCGCCGTAAGTAATGTAATTATGGAAAGCGGCTTGAATGTTGATCTATGGTCAACCCAGCGAATTCCTTCCGGAAACGACGATTGGTTTGTTTTCGCTAAGGAAGCGCCATATAAGCCGGTATTCCAACTTGTTCGTCGTCCTCTCCGCGAGTCGTTTGGGAATATGGAAAATTCCGATTCTGCCCGTGAAACGAAGATCGAGCATGTGCAATGGGATAGTCGGGAAGGCTACGGCCTAATGTTGCCTTACCAAACCGTGCAAATTAATAACTAATAGGTATTTCCTAATTTGCACATATAATAGATTCCCAGTTAAATGCTATTTAGTATTTGCTGTTAATTTGTTGCTGATTGGGGAAAGTTCTTTTGAGCTTTCCCCTTTCAACTGTTAGCCAGAAAGGATTGATAATGACTCAAAAAACTGCTTCTAAGAAAAAACGTGGACGTCCTAGGAAAAAAACAGAATCTACTCCAGAACCATCTGGTGTAACTTCTGCGAGCACGGCAATTTTGGAAAATCCCAATGAAGATTTATTCGTAAATTCTTCCATCCAGGCAACTGGAACAATTGAGATTAATCCGGTCGCTTTTGAAGAAGAGGAAAAATTTACGATTTGGATGGGTGTTTCGATGGATTGTCCGTATGATTGTGTTCATGCGGGTGGGCTTGATTTTCCACGATTTAATGAAATTGTTACACGAGACGAAGACAGTAATACGACTCACAGAGAAAAGGTTCGTGGAAAGATAGTCGATTTAACAAAGAATCAAATCGAATTGGTTGCAAAAGCGGTCGGTCGAAAGATTATGAGGAAAGCTGGAGCTCGTCAGTGGATTATGAACGCAGATAATCCCCGGTTTTCTTACAGAAAAGAAGACGAACCGCTTGGAAGTTTTCTTTTCATGCAAGTGGTCGGTGAGTCTATGCCTCCGAATTGGCGGCACGTTGAACCGAAGATGATGGCGTAATTTTTAAAGGTTAGCAATGAGTAATCCAACACAAGCGGAAGTGGAAACCCAGATCAGTAATATTATTCGGATTTTAGATAATTTTCGGATTTATGCTGGCGTTACGGGATCGACTAACTTTTTGGATAATTTAGATACCTTTGTGCAATCACTTGAAACTTCTTATTCGAGTGAAGCGACATCGGCTATGCAGGGGTTTAGATCTAATCTTGTTGCGGCTATCAATGGTGGAGGGGGGATGATTTCCCCCCTCTTGCTACAAATGGGGCAAGTGATTGATTGCCCCGAAACAGACATTCAGACGATCATTACAAGATTGTACGATTTCATGGTTGACAATAGTCAAGCAGTTACGAGTCGTGGATTTACATATGGTTCCGTCACAATGGGCGGAAGCAATGTTGGCGGAGGTACGATTAAGAGATTAACAACCGATGCCGATGGTTATGATATTGAAAACTGCACGCCCGAAGTTAAAGTTGCTAATTGTGTGGCGGATGCGCATTCGGGTGCTTCTAAGAATGAAGAGGTTTTCCAGTTTTTGGGAAGCGAAGCAAGTCGGGATAACTTGAAAATTACCGGATCGGGGCAAACCTCCAATATTCGTGCTGTATCGGCTCGTGATTCTTTGCCGGGAAATCCCTCGTGGACTTTATTTTCCGGGACTACTTCCGTGCCCACGGCAATTACGGATTGGACAGTTGGAACAAATATATCGAACTTTGAAATAGATCAGACTAATTATTATCGAGATGATCCGGGTGATGGTGGAAGTCCAGCAAGCTTGAAATTTACAGCGAATGATTCGGTTACTCAAAATTGGTCGGTTCGCAACATTACGCTTAATCCAAATGTCCCCTACTACTGCTCATTGGCTTATAACAGACAAGTCGGTTCGGGTGATGGAGATTTGACTTTAACTTGCGGCGATCAGACCGCAACGGTTTCGCTTGCTGCGGAAACCGGGTGGAATCTTTTAGAGATTACAATTGGAGTAAAGTCGTGGCTTAAAACGATGAATGCGACTTCTCCCATCATGAAAGTCGAACTCGCATCAAATACTACCGGATCGGTTTTGGTAGATGATCTGATTTTTGTACCATTTCAAAAATTCGATGGTCTGTGGTATTTGCCGCTGGGTGATGCAACGCCATTTTTGCGAGACGATACAGCAACTTGGACAGATTCCGCTACAGAATCCATTATCCAGCGATGGTTCTGGCAATCGTTAGGACGCTATTTGCCACATGCTACGGGCGGTTCCGTTACTTGGGCAGATCCCACATAGGGTAAACCATGAGTCTTTCCACAAACGTTCAAAATCGCTATGGTACGCAATTCCTCGTAAATTTAACGAATCCCACGGATCCGTCTGCTACATCGATTGATTCGACCAGATTAAGCAATGCGTGTACGGATACTGAGGCTGATTTTCAGATTTATGCGGGTATTATTTATGATGACACTGTAGCCACGCATGTAGCGGTCGCTGTAGAAGGTGTTGTTGCAAAATTAGCTATTCGGACCGGAACGGGTGGGCAATTTGCAACGAGTAGTCATGAAAATTTTATTGCTCGATTAAGAGATCTTGCTCTTATTACGGGGAGGGATCGAATTTCCCCGAAAACGGATGGGATTTTGGTTCCCAGCAGCGAGCAAATAGCTAACGAAACTGTTAGACCAGAATTTGATCGTAGGCGCTTTAATGATTTAATACCCGACCCACCATTAGACTAACTTGGCGGAAGTCAGAAATGGCTAAAAACGAAGTTAAGATAAAGGTAACCGATTATGGGGTTGAGATTAGCCAGTTAAACGAATTGGAAGCTGCGTTAAAGGATCCGTCCTATATAATGCGGTCAATAGGTGCTTATTTATTATCGCAAGCACATCATGCTTTTTATGAGCAAAAATTTGATGGAAAAGATTGGTTGCCAAATTACCCCGGACAATCTTCTCCTTTTATAAATATTGCCGGATCTCTTCAAAGCTTAAATAAGGGCATTGCCCCAGGGAAAGGGGGTGGTGGGCGCAAATTATTTGAAAATAAACCCGTAATGATGAAAACAGGTGATTTAGTTCGTTCCGTTGCTCCAGAAGCGCCCGGAGCGAATAAATTATTGGGAACGCATGTGGTTCAAGTGGGATCGGTGCTTCCGTATGCTGGGTTGATGCAATGGGGTGGTGAAAGTTCACAGCCGGTTACATCGACAGCCAAAAAAGCACTTTCGGCATGGATGAAAAGTTTAAGATCAGCAAGAAGAAAAACAGCAACTTATAATCCAAAAACGAAAGAATGGGGACCACACGAAGAAACCAAGCCGAAGAAAAGAAAGAAATCGTCAAAAAGGGGTACACCAAAACAATCGAGAAGGGGAACTCCAAAACGTAAAAGGACAAAATCCCCTAAAACGAGTGGTTTATCGGGTGCTCAAAATGCAAAATTTCAACAACAATCGATGGAAATAGAAAGAGCGAATAAGCTTGGTTTTTTGTTTCAGCGTAACACATTGGCCACAAAGGTTACGCCGCGACCGTTTTTGGGAATTACGAAAAGAAACGAAGAAGAAATACAAAAGATTTTGCAAGATTGGGTGGTGAAAAATGTCGTCCGGTAGTGTGAGGGATGTTTTAAGAATACCTGGCAAGCTTGTAATTAATCCCACAGATATAAATGCCGCTTATCCGCACGGTGGGACCGAGATGGGATTGACGAGGGATTCCCAAATGCGTTTTGGGATCAAAACGTCACTGGTTCATGCAGAAGAATGGGGAAATCAGCCGGTTGAGTCCGTGTATTGTGGAGAGTCAGCCGTTTTTGCTGCCGTTTTGCGGGAA